ACCAGCAGGCCCCCACCAACACCCCACACGAGCACATGAACACCGAAACCACCATCATCGGCATCGCCCTCAGCGGCGACCGCAACGCCCTCATCGACCTCGACAACATCCGCCCCCACCACTTCGCCGACACCCGCAACGCCGCCATCTGGCAGCTCATCGAAGACTACAAGCAGAAGAACCCAGGCCAGGGACTCACCCCCGACCTCCTCCTCGACAAACTCCCCTCCATCACCACAGCCCACGTCACCCCCGACTACCTCCTCGACACCATGAACGGAGTCCACGGAGGACACATCAACCTCGCAGGCGTACACGCCAACAAACTCATCGACGACAACGCCCGCCGCCACCTCCACGACGCCTGCACTAGGGGCCTCCAAATCATCGAAGCCGGAGGAGACCCCAGCGACGCAGAAGCCAGCATCCGCGAACTCCTCAACCAAGTCAGCACCGGCAGCACAACCCTCGTCAACAACGACACCTGCCTCACCCAAATCACCGACTTCACCACCAAGGCAACACCCTTCACCCCCACCCCCTGGCCCGACCTCAACCACATCATCGGAGGCTGGAAACCAGGTGGGCTATATGTTATCGCGGCGAGACCTGGAGTGGGGAAAACTTTGGCAGCCCTCCAAGCCGCCACAAACCTCGCAGACACCGGCCACGTCTACTTCGCATCACTCGAAATGGGCGGCCGCGAACTCTGGTCACGCATCATGTCCAACATCGCCAACGTCCCCGGCGACGCAGTAACCCGACGCCGCCACCCCACCCCCGACGAACAAGCCCGCATGACCGCAGCCGCCCCCCACCTCAGGCAACTCCCCATCCACTTCGACGACCGAGCCAACCTCACAATCGGAGACTTCGTAGCCACCACACGCCTCCTCCACCGCCAACACGGCCTCACCGCAGCCTTCATCGACTACATCGGCCTCATCAACGCCGCCCCCGGCGACCGTAGAGCCCGATGGGAACTCATCGGCGAATACACGCGCACCCTCAAGAACCTCGCCAAAGACCTCCAAATCCCCATCTTCGCCATCGCCCAGCTCGGACGCCAGGCAGAGCAGTCCCCCGGCGGCGAGCTCCAGCTCTCCCACCTCCGAGAGAGCGGCAACATCGAGCAGGACGCCAACGTCGTCCTCCTCCTCTCCTGCCCCCACGAAAACGGAGTCACCGACTGGACCCGAGCCGACATCCACGTCGCCAAAAACCGTGAAGGCCGCACCGGGCACGTCCTCCTCGAACGTGAAGGCGACTACTCCAGACTGAACCACCTCGGATGGGCCCCCGCAGGCCACTGAGGAAACCAACAATGGGGCCCATCACCATTGGTGGACCCCCACTACTTGACAACCCCGTCCAACCCTGTCTATAGTATGGGCATCAGCACAACGAGAAGCCCCCAGGATTCCACCCCAGGGGCCACTCACAGAAGAAACAAGAACAGGAACGAAGCTAATTTGTTCTTGCACAGAAAGGATACACCATGGCCAGCCAGAAAGTCCACCCCCACACCCCGGACGCCATCACCCTCCGCCAAGCCGAAACACTCACCGGAATCAACTACCAAACCATCTACGACGCCGCCATAGCAGGACACATCCACTGCGCACGCTACGACGTAGTACCCACCTTCCGCGTCAGCCGACGCGACACCATCACATGGGCCGCCAGCCGAAAGACGGCATGACATGGCGAACTACAAGCCCAAGACATGCCCCCGATGCAACATCGAATTCACGCCCACCTCACCGGCGCGCAAATACTGCACCCCAGAATGCTCCAAGGCAGCTCGACAAGAGCTCCAACTCGCGTACTGCGCAGCCCATAAGGACCACATACGCACACAACAACGCACATACCGCGCCGCCAACAAAGAATCACGCAAGGCTCACCGCAAACGATACCGCGAAGCCAACAGGGAGCACATCCTCAAACAGAACCGCAACTACTACGAGGCTAACAGAGATAAAATCCGCGAACGAAACCGCAAATGGCGCGCACGCAATCCAGACAAGGTGGGCGCCAACGTGGCTCGGCGAGCAAGAGCGATGCTGGGAGGGAACTGCACGCAAGCACTCATTGACGCCAAATGGGAAGCCAGCGACAAGATCTGTATCCTCTGCGGGCAACCCATCGACGAAACCCTTCCGCGCTGGCACCGCCTAGGCTTAACCCTCGAACACCTCACCCCAGTCTCACGCGGAGGCAAGCACAACATCGACAACATCGCCTTCGCCCACCGCGCCTGCAATGCCAGCAAGCGCGACAAGACCCTCGAAGAGTATCGAGAGTGGAGGGAACGAGTCGCCTAACCCGCTCTCGGGCGCCCTCCTGTAGTCTCACACGAGATTACAGGAGGGTAACTTGGGTTCTGTAACCCGCTCACGATCCGCCGACGTAACACGCGTAGCGGTCGGCTGAGGTGGGGTGGGGGGTTATCCCCTGGGGTTATTGGGAAAGGTTTTTGTGTCGCTGGTTATTTCGGTGTCGTGATGTTTGGTGTTTGTGCTGGTCGCGCGTGTTTTGTTGTGTTGGCGTTCGTGTGGTTTGTGTGTTGTGTTGGTTGTGTGTTAGTTGCGTGCGCGTGTGTGTGTTGGTGGTTGTGTGTACGTGTGTTCGATGGTGTAGGTCACGTGCTGTGTTGTGTGTCTGGGGTTGACGCAGCTGTGTTCGTGTGGCGTATGGTTTGGGTCATCAGCAACACGGCCCCGACGGTGGGGCGAACCGAAAGGACATGTGAGATGAGCAAGAGCGTGATGCGCATGGTGGTGGCCCTGGTGCTTGGGGTTATGGCCCTGGTGGGTTGTGTGCCCGCCTATGCGGCTGAGGACGCCGCCCCCGCTGGCGGGTGGGTGCTCGCTGAGACTGGTGCCCCCGTTGACGTGTCTGAGACTCCCGCGTGTGAGTCGGAGGATCAGGAGTACGGGCCTTGCTTGTGGGATGCTAGGTCTATGGGGAACGGGCAGGGGCGTTCGTTCATAGTTGAGGAGGATGGGAGCGTGTCCTACCTGAGGTGGCGTGACGCCCGCGAGGTCGCGTTCCCGGGATGGTTGTGGGTTGGTTCGGTTGAGCCCGCCACTACGACTGGCCTGCCCGCCTGCGCGGACGTGCACGGTGAGGTGACCTGTGAGCGCGACGGCCGGTACGTGCTCGCCGTTGATTCCCGGGCATGCACGCAAACCATCACCACCAGTGAGGGTGACCGCTACATCCCCGGACCCAGCGTCGCTAAGGCCCTCACCGAGAGTTGCGCGAGGCCCACAGTTAAGGGACACAGTGATGAGGCAGGACTCCACGGTGCACGCAGTAGTGACTCTATGGGGGTTGTGCACTCGACTGCGTCGAGCGCGGTTGTGAATGCCGTTGTGGATAAGCCAACCTCTCCCAGTAGCGACAAGGTTGTGGGTCCTGTGGATTCTGGCGTGAGGGGTAACTATGACCTTGAGGTTGTGGTGGTGTTTGGTGCTCTGACTCTGTTGGGGCTCGCTTACGGCGTGTGGTCGCAGCGGCGGCGTGATGGTAGGCGTGTGGGGCGTCACGGCGGCCGCTAATTTCTAGGAGCGCAAATATGCGGGTGAGGCGCTGGCCTGATTGACCTGCTGGGCCCCCGGTTCCGCTTCGGCGGGGCTGGGGGTTTTGCTTTGCCTGCCCGCGGGGGGCGCTGTGAGCCTCTCTGGCGCGTTTTGGTGGTGTGGGTGGCATCCGTATATGGGTGGGGCTCTGAAGGGCGCCCAGATTGGCCCCTGTGGCCTCTCGTGTGCGGGGGCGCGTGCGTACGCGCGTGTGTGCGTGCGCGGGTGAGTGGCGCTGGGGCGCCATTCGAACATGTGTTCGATGACGTAGGTCACGAGAATTGATGCCCAATCTGGCTTGACTCCCCTTGTCTGGGTGTGTGTATAGTTAAGCCATCAGCACGGAGCGAACCGCTCCACCAAGAAAGGATCACAGCAATGAGCACCAACGACTACATCGCAGACGTCACCGCCAACCTCACCGAGTGGGGCATCACCTACCGCGAGACCACTGAGGGCGTCAGCGTCGGCAACATTCACCTCGAGATCGCCGAGGATGGTTACCGCCCCGCAGGCACCATCCTGGACGGCACTGAGATGGTCGCCGTCACCAGCGATGCGGACAAGGCGGCCGCTCTCCTTGCCTTCCCGCTGGCCCGCCGCGCATGGGGACTCGGGTACACCGGGGACTTCGATGTCACCTGCTTTGCCGACGAGGTTGAAATGACTCTCTCCTGCGGTGGCACTGACGTCATCATCTCCGCGGGGGCCAATGAGGCGGACAGGTTCACCGTCACGGAGCACGACCTGCTTCGTCAGGCCGTCACCATGCTCGACCTTGATGCGATCCTCACCTCAACTGAGCTCGCCTACGGTTACCCGTGTGAAGCGTGGCAGGCTCTCTGCGGGGCCAGCGACTTCGAGTTGGACGGCTGGGAGGCCATTGTTGATTTCTTCAACGACGACGTATGGTTCACCAGCGGCGCCCGGTTCACCAAGGTTGAGTCCTACGCGACCGAGCGTGCCGCGCTGGTGGAGGACTGGGATAACGAGTCCCCCATGCGCTTCATCGACGTTGAGACTGCCGAGGACACTACACACTGGGCAATGTCCGACGTGGCCGCCGCGGTCCTGCATGCGATCTCCTGACTCTCTCAGGTAGCCCGAATGGTTGCAGCGGGGGTTCGATTCCCCCGCCGGGCACGAAACTCACCCACACACACACATAGGAGTACCGCCATGATCGCCACCGAAGACCGCCTAGTCGCCGCACTGGAATCGGCAGTCGAAGACCTCGAGTTCTGCCTAGATGCGGCAGGCACGGACTTTGAGTTCATCACATCCCCGAACGCGAATCAGTACATCATCACCTTCGCGGAAGGGGGGCAGCTCGCCTACGTCACCGCAGAACTCTCGTGGGATGACACACCCATGGTGTTCGTTGACATCTACAGTGTGGATGCCGATGGCGAAGAGAGTTGGGTGCGCGGAGACCTGAGCGTGAGTGACGCCATCACCCATATCGTCAACGCTTGAGTTGGAGGCTGGAAGCAATGGGCACTATCAGCGAGCGGGTCGCCGCCGCATTCGAGGTTGCGCTCGAGCGGACACGGGCCAGCTAGTCGGGATGGTCGGTCACGCAGTGTCGTGGCCACACCACCTCACCTAGAGGAATCGCGTAGCAGAAACACGGTTCGCCGTTGAATAACGCTTGCGCACGTTGGTTGAGAACTACATAGAGATTTAAGGCCATAGGTGGCAGGCACCGCACGCACGGCGCCGCCTCGCGTAGTCGATACAGTCTGCCCACCTATGAGTCACCTAGACCGCCCCACTGTTTGCTGACTACAGGGGTTTGCTGTGATCCGAATTGGTCTAGGTGGCCCATAGGTAGCCCGAACGGTTCGGGGCCTAGAAAGGAAACGCTATGGGGGCTCATGATTCCCCTACCCACTACACGTGGATAGGTGAAGCGCTGGCTACCAACGGGGCGCCGTTGTTCACTGCCAACCTGCAGTCCTGGGACCTACTGGACGCCATCTTCCCTGACAATCCGCATCTATGGAACGTTGGGAAGTACCTCACTCGGTTCGGCCGCAAGGGAGATGCGAGCAAGCGCGTGGAGGACCTGCGCAAGGCCGCCACCTACCTCGAGCGGGCCATCAAGGCGGAGGAACGGCATGCCGGTTGACGCACCACTCGAGCACCGACTCATCACGCACGCCGACATGCGGCGCATGGCCGACGGAGCCACCGTCTACAACGACCTACACGAGCCATGGGTCAAGCACGGCCCATGGTGGCACCTCGAGGACGGCGACACTCGCCTACTCGGCACAGAGCTCAAGCGCCTATCAGCATGGCTGTACGTGCTCGAGCCATTCGACCCACACCGATACGTCTGACAGCACTAGCTGGACACGCACGAAAGGAACACACACCATGACCACCCCAATTGACGTCACCGACGTAGCCCACCAGCTGGCCCAAATGTGGCCACACGCGCGCATGCATGTAGCCCCCACGCCCGTGGGTCACACTGTGGTGCTCGGTGCCACAGCGGCGGAACTCACCCCCGATTGGTGGACGGTCCGCAAGCCCGGCCGGCCCGATCGGTTCTGGGGGTACGTCGAATGCGATGAGGTCGTCATCGCGGACACGCTCGCTGAGGCGAACGCCCACAACTTCCATGACTCCGTTAAGGGGCGAGTAACGGCATTCGACAGGCGCCTGCGTGTGCGGCGCGTCGGGGACGTGTACAGCATCACCACGGCAGAAGCTGAGACCATCGCCATCGTCCCCATTGGTGGCATGATCTCGGTGACCGCGGGTGGTGTTACGCATGAGGTTGCGACGATGGGGCACGCAATCATGGCCGTGGGTGCTTTGGTGGCTTCCACGAAGTAGGTTCCCGGATAGGGGGTTCCCAAGAGAATAGGGGCCCCCCAAG